TAAATTTCTTGGTCTACCTACTTTTGCCATTTTATAGTTCGTGTTTTTTTAGTTTTTTCTTATTTGTTCTAACTTTCTTTGCGCCCACTCTATACCAGCGTCACCGCCCCAAGCTAACCACATCAAACGCCCGCATCCGTCTCCTAATTCTTTTTGTGAATTTTGTCGGTGTCTTTCAAACGCTGCCATTCTTGAAATAGTTTCTTCGCTTATTGGTTCGCCATTTGCTAATTGATTCGCTCTTTGTTTTCCTACGGGTGTACCACAATCGCCCCAACCGTTTTCTTCAGCATATCTTAAAGCTATTTTAGCATTCTCAGTTGCTTGTTTAGGATAATCCGTGTAACTTTCTAATTCGACTTTATTTCTGCTATCTTCAAAAACAGTTGAACATACGGCTAATCTTTGATCCGTGTTTTTGTATTCATTTACCATTGTATCATTTTCCATACAACGTTGAATAAAGTCCTTTTTTTGTTCGTTAGGATTCGGCGTTGGTATCGGCATAGCTATTATATAAAATTTCAAGTTTATTCATTACGTCACGTAGACAAGAACCGCAAGAAGTAGGTTGCATATTTACTTTAAACACCCTATTGTAAATTTCTAACATTCTTTTTTGTTCGGTAGGCTTCATTGTGTAACGCTTTTCAGTAAACCATTCAGATAAAAATTCGTGTTCGTCTTTTAGTAGGCATTCAGGTTTACGATAAGGAAACAAGGAATTTAACTTTGCTTTGCGTTCGTCGCAACCGCAGTCTTCACCTAAAACCCATTTCGCCAATTTTGCTACTCCAGTAACTTCTAAAACTTTTTCTACCGTGTCCCCTAATCCTTCGCTTTGTGCTGCTAATATTTCAGCTTTTGTACGTCTTTTTCGTGCCATAATTTATTTTATTAATTCGTAATCTTGGTTTTTAAAATCTTCGTAATCTTCACTTACATTTTCTTTCAATCGTTCTTTGCAAGTCTTAATTGTTTTCCATACACTTTTAAAACTTATTCCTGTAACACCTTCTATTTGTCTTGTACTCATTCCTGAAGTTCGGTATAAATCAAATAATAGTTGATCGTACCAGTGCCATTGTTTAACCTCGTGGTTTATTTTTATTTCTAAACGTTTTTTTGCTTCAAGTATTTCAGGCAAGTATTCGTCTTTTATTTGGTAGGCTTCCGTTATGCTTACTTTTGTTATTCGTGTTTTGCTTTTTTTGTAATCAAATGCCATGTTTCGTAATACAGTCCAAACAAAATTCTTATTCAGCTTGTTGTTTAAATAGAACCGTTCTACGTTATTTATTACAGCCATCTTTAAATACATTTCTTGTACTATATCCTGCGCGTAAAATTCCTCGCCAAAAGTGCCTACAATCTTAATCCAGTCGTTGTGGTGTTTGCTTAGTTCTATTAAAAACTTTTCATTTACCAAAGTGAACTAAATAATTGTATTACTGATAAGCTGGATAAAAATATTAAAACGCGGTGTATTGATTCTAATATTAATTCGTCTTTATATACCCACGTTTGAAACTTCTCACTACTTACCCAAAAGGCACAAACAAGAAAAACCCTATCTAAAATAAATAGGGTTATCAAAAAAGGTAAAAGTAAGGCGTGTCTCACCTCACAAAGTTATACTATTTTTTTAAATATTCGACAAACGTCGCTCTTCAAATATTATTTCTTGGTTAAAATCAAATTCTTCTTGCATTAATTCGTACTCATCAAACTCAAAAGAATACGGGTCATTGTCTAAAACGCTTTCAATGTATTCACAAATTAATTTCGTGTTTCTTTTGTTTAGGTGCTTAGAACTTATTAACGCTCCATCTTCAGCGTAGAAGTCGTATTTACTTAGTTTAACCGTTACGCTGTCTAATTCACCGCCTTTTAATATCCATTCAGGTGTAAATTGAAACTGCATCTCTTTACCTTTGCCGCAGTCAATATCAAAATACCCTACCCCGTTGTTAACTTCAATGTTTTTTACTGTTGTGTTTCGTGTTTTCATAACCTTAATTTTAATTATTTCTTCAAAATTAATATAACTTTTTAAATAAACAATACTTTGAATAAAAAAAATGCGGAATTTTTTACGTTCCGCACTTAAAATACTTGCAAAGTGTGGGCGACCGTGTTTCACAATCCTTTAACCACTGCAAGTTTATTACTTGTTAGCATCTAAAAACTTTCCTATTCGTTCAATTGTAGCGGTGTTTATTGTTTTACCCTTTAAGAACGTGTGTATGTTACTTTGGTGTAATTTAGCTTCTAAACAAAACTTATTTAGTGTTATTCCTTTAGTTTGAATATACCGCCAAATTAACGTTCGTGTTACATTATTTATGTTAGCTACTATTTTTTCCTCTTTCATAGCTTAAAAGTTGTTTAGAAAATCTGAAATATCGTTACTTTGTGACTTCGTGTTTTGTTCGTCTACGGGTTTAACAGATAAACTTAAATATCCTTTGCCTTGGCCTGTTTGTTTTTTCCATGCGCTGATATAAAATTCACGCCCTAAGATTGTTACTTTACCATTTAGATCGGGGTGCGTTTCTTTCGTCTTTTTGTCATTTGTAAATAACGCTCCGCTGTTGTCTCTCTTTTCCATTTTTATTTTACTTTTAATTTTAACATTTTAATTACTAAAGAATCAGCATTTACAGTACCACCTTCATCGGTTACGCTTGTTAGTGCTTTTACTAATTGCTTTAATTCTTTAAGTTCCTTTTTTAATTCCTGTATCTCTTGGTTAACTTCTGGATTCATATCACTTGAATTAAGTTATTATAATATTCTCTACATTCTTCTATTCGTGTTTTAATAGCTTCTATTACTTTCTCATCTCGCTTTATTACGTGCGTTTTAACGCGCTTTTCTTTAGGTATATGCATGAAAGTATGTTTGGCTTCTACAAAGTCTATTATTTCATCGTTTTCGTCTATTTCGTTTCTTCTCCAGTGTTCCCTTCTTATTTCATCACGAACGATTTGCAAAGGCGTATCAATTAAACAGTAACACAATAACGCTTCTTGTTTATCAGTTAGCCACATATAACCTTGAAGTTGATAATAGTAATCTTTGTTTTTTACTTCTTCTTCAATTACCTTTTCAAAGAATGTAAACGCATCCCAAGAACTTTTAACGTCAATTAATACGTCCGTGTTTACGTCTGGTATTCCAGTTAGATAATCGTTAGATAAACGTTCTTCATTCTTGTAAATAAATCCTACATCTAAAACATCGTTAACAAGCGCTATCGCTTCAGCTTCTACTTCGTTTCCTTTATCGGTGTATCTGCTCCAAAACTCTTTGTGTATATTGTATTTTTCTTCAACTGCTAATTCAAGTAAATACGTTTTAGTAGTTTGAGAAAGACGCTCCCCCTTGGTCCGGGGGTTTGTCATAATTTTACCTATTTGTGAACATCGTATTTTCATAGCGCCTTTAATTGCTCAGGTGTTAAATCAAATTTAGCTCGTAGTTCTTCAGCGGTAAATTTACCCTCTTGTATTGCTTTTAGTGCTTCGAGAAATCTTTTGTTGTCTAACGTTTCAGCTTTTCTATTATCTTTTGAATCAGGATCGTTTTCTGTTTCATCAATTAAGAATAAACCGTTTAATGCGTACTTACGTGCGTAACTTGAAGCTGTACCTGTTGTTTGTTCGCTTGACATTCCTTTGTGTTCGCTTAATTCAGCATAGGCATTTACTTTAATTTCTCCATCCGTGTTAATCAAAGTTGCAGTTGCTTTTAAAAATAACCTACTACCAACCTCTACTACTTCATCAGTTAGTATTAATACACTTTCGTATTTGTATAAAATAGGTTTTGCGGCTTCTAATATTTGTTCCGCACTTCGGTACTTGAAACCTCCAAATTTATTGAAGCTTCCTTTTGGGCATTTTAATTCCGCCTGAATTTTAGTTAACTGTTTCATGTTATTTTGTGTTTTGTGTTTACAAATTTAATAATAATTTTTAATATAAACTAATCAAATAAAGAATTTTGAACTTGTGTATCTTTAAATCGTTTTTCGGCTAAACTTAAATTTATTTTAGCTTGTTTGAAATAGCTATCTTTTAACTCTATTCCTATCGCTTTACGACCTAAACTAATTGGAGAATAAACCTCACTGCCTACACCCATAAATGGCGTTAATACTACTTCATTTGGATTTGAATACAATTCTATTATGCGATCAATTACATCTAATTGTAGGGGGTGTACGTGTTTTTCGTCATCTTCTTCTCGTGAATCTCTAAACGGTAAAACATTATCTATTCTAATGTCATCCCATACGCTTGATGCGTACCTTTGCCAAATGTAATGACTTAATTTATTTGTTTTTGGGTCTTCATGATTAATGTATTTTCTATTCAAATAATCCCATAATTGCGTTTCGTTTAATTCTGAATTATTCGCATTATTCCACGCTGTTAAAATGTTTGGTAAAATAGGCGTAGCTCCAAAATATTTTTTTAATCCGTGAGGGTGTGTAACAGGTACTTGGTTTTCACCTTTTTTTGTGAATATCAAAACATAATCAGGCATGGCTGTAAAACATTTTGTAGTATCCTCAACTATAAATTTATGCATTAAAGATTGAACCATAGTACGCATACGAACCTTTAACGGCTCTTTCCAAATTGTAATACGATTTCTATATTCAAATCCGTGTTTTTCATGTATGCGTATTATTTCGTGTGGAAAATCCCACAATCGACAAGTATTATCAAATACATCTGTAGCGTGAACAGCTGTAATTCTACCAGCTTTTGTTACTCGTGCAATTTCAGAAACTAAATAATCGTATTGTTCTAAAAATTGTTCTTTGCTTTCACAGTTGCTAAAATCATTCGGACTACTTGAATAATTGTACAGTCCTGCAAATGGAGGTGAATATACTGATAAATCAATAGTTTCATTTTCTAATGTAGGTAATACTAACATACAATCTGAATTGTAGATTGCATAATTTTCAGTTACTAACTGATCTTTTACTTTGTTTTCCATTGTGTTTTGTTTTTAAAATTTAGGTTTAATTATTTCTTTATCGAACTCTTTTACATTATGTACAAAGGATGAGTTCACCGCCTTTGTCAAATTTTCGTATAATTCAATTGCTTTTTTTGTTTTTTGTTGTAATGCTTCGATTACCCTTGTTTGACCATCTGAAATAACCATATCAATAGTTACGTCTTTTGTTTGACCAAACCTCCAAAACCTTCGTATTGCTTGGTAATATTGTTCATATGACCATGTAGGGAAAAATACCGAGTGATTACAATGCTGCCAGTTTAACCCCATTCCAGTCATTTTAGCCTTTGTAATTATTCTTTCGATATTACCTTTTGCAAAGTCTAATAAAATACCTTCTTTTTTATCTACTGACATTGATCCAATTATTTCAACTGCATTAATATCTAATTGCTTTAAATATTCGCTTTCTTTATTTGTGTTACACCAGTAAACAGATACTTTGTTTTCAGCTAATTCTACCGCTTTTTTGCATCTATCTAATTCAGTTTGTTTTTGTTCGTGTCGTATCTCATGAAAGCTTTTAGCTACTATATTAAACATCTGCATTTGACCGTTAACATCTATATCACTTTTATTTTCTACGATATGTTCGTTTACAATCAATTTAGGTAAATTGTAACGATCATTTGAAAAACCTAAATCAGAAGGCATTTTTACCATTATTGACCATTGATTAACCCATGAGAAAAAATCTTTTTCAGCATGAGGTTTTAAATACCATTTTTCGCCAGCGTGTTTAGGATCTATTGAATCGTTATTATTCTTAAAAAATTTACCTAACATATCCATATAACCCATGTATCCAAGAGCTTCGGAACTTGTACCTAATTCTATAAAATCATTTGGCGAGGGTGTAGCTGTTGACAAAAAACGATACGGCATTTTTTTTATAAACGCTGTTATTTGATTTTTAATTTTACCGTCAAAGTTTTTAAGTATAGAACTTTCGTCTAAAATACATCCTATAAAATCATTTGAATTTAAGTAGTGTAAACGCTCGTAATTGCATACAATTATTTTACCGTTCAATTCACCTTTTAACGTTTGGTAAACATCTGGTATTTGTAGCTTTTCGGCTTCTTGTACGAACTGAAAACCAACTGCTAAAGGTGTTAATATCAAAACTCTTTTGTTTGTTTCTTTAACAATGTTTTGAGCTATTGATAATTGCATAAGTGTTTTGCCTAATCCCGTGTCGGCAAATACCGCCATACGACCTTTTTTAACCGCTTTTTCGATAATTGCTTTTTGAAAATCAAATGCAATGTCAGGATAATAATTTGGTTCAAATCCAAACGAACCGAGTAAATGTTTTTTACTCTCTAAAAAATCTAAATAATTCATATGTTTTGTGTTTTGTGTTTTCAAAATTAGTAAAAAAAAATAATATAACTATAATTACAAAAAAATATTATAGAAATTTCTTTAAACCTTGTACCGCATTCTCTATTGAGTTTGCTCGTTCCTGAAGGCTTATAATTTGTTGTTGAATAGTGAGTTTACAATCAGTCGTAAAATATCCGTTAGACGTAGCTATTAACGGCAAAAGACCATTTGAACGAATATAGTTGACTAACTTTCTTAATCTCGGTTGTGTTAATCTTATTTTG